AGCAGGTGATACTGAAAGCCGTAAGAAATTGGGTATCATTGATTTTTTAACTACACACCACTTTTATATGTGGAGCCCAATTGAAAAACCTGTGCTGTTACCTATGGCCGCATTTGGTATTGGTTATGTGGCATGGATAGGAATGCTTGCTCCCTTAATTGCTGTTAGTTTTCTTTTTATTGTGTTATACTGTTGGTTAAGTGTTGATGAGAGCGAAGTACAGATTGCCGAGTGTCCCGAGTCGGGTGGATTTTTAGATTTTGCTAAAAATACTTTACCGTTCCTTGCCGCAATCTTTGGCTATATGGCAATGGGTGGAGAGGGCCCCGAGGCAGTATTTCCTATCTTTGGTGCTTTAGCAATATATTATATTGTGCTCACTAAATCATTTGACATAAAAAAATTAAACAGTTATATTAACTGGACTACAGTAGCTATTGTTGCTGTAGTGTTTGCGAGTTCGGCATACATGCAAGAACATCGCGAATGGTTTGAACATGCCGTTAAGAGTATAGATTTAGATATCCATACATTTAAAGGTATGTTTTATATCAGCTTACTGACATTTTTAGCAAGTTTCTCAATGGGGTCAGATGGCAAATTTGCCGCACTAACTGTATTAATGGCAAGTGCCTTTGGTAAGGAATACTTACTATGGTTCTTTGCGTTAGACTATTGTGGTTATTTGTTAACCCCAATGCATGAATGTGTAATGATTGGTAAGCGTTATTTTGGAACAAGTCTTACAACATACTACACAGCACTTATCACATGGGCTGTACTATTATTGTCAGTCGCAGGTGTATTCACATTTTTATAAAAGGAAATAAAATGAAGAAAATCTTAGCAACTTTATTGTTAGCCCTATGTGGCACGGCATTCGCAGGTAGCGGTGTTGAATTTGAATTTGAACGTGAGCGTGGTACACAAGCCCCAAACACATTCAATAACACAGTTAAAGTATCTCCATTCATCACAGGTGATTACGGAATCAAATATGATTTAATGTTTGAAACCAATCGCGATGATGGTACTGTCAACGGTAATAACAACCAACTACAAAATGCCCTAGAAGCTCGTATTCAGAAGCTATGGGAAGTATACCCGGGCTTGAAACTAGGAGGCCGTTTGGGCATCGGTGAATATTTCAACGGCGTTGACTCGTCAGGTAAAACTATTGACTTTGGTTACTACACAATTGAACCAAAAGCTGAATATGAATTAGGTCGTGGATTTACAGCACTTGCCAGCTGGCGTTGGAGAGATGGTTTCAGTTCAACTGACAACTATCAAACACGTACATGGAAGGCTGGTGTAGGATACGACATTAACAAGAATAATGCTGTCGAAGTTAAGTACTATCAAAAGCGCGGTGATGTAGACGCTAACGGTGTTGAGTTTGCTTATTCAGTTGGATTCTAATTTATTTAGACTTCATTAAACAGGACCTTCGGGTCCTTTTTATATCAGATCAACAAGATCAAATACTGTTTGTAATTTAGTTCTTATTGTTTTACTACTAAAACTGTTACGTAAGCCTTGATGTAGAGGTTTTGGCGCTCTGTCTATTACTGCCCATGCCCACCCTTGATGCTCGTCACTTAATACTGGAACAAATTCATTATCAACAACACACAAATATGTGTGGAAATTAAAAACCTTGTCATTGCTGACAAATGTTTCTAAAGGTATAGTTTTTAAAATCTTTGGATGACTACCTATTTCCTCGGAAATTTCTCGTTGAAGTCCCTGCCAAGGAGTTTCGCCTGAGATGTTAGTCCCGCCTACTAACCCCCATGATCCCTCATGCTTACCATGTGCTTTTTGTAGCAACAGAAATCTGCGTGTACTCTTGGCGTAAAACAAAGCACCACTACAAACTATTTGATCTTTTACAGTACTATTTTCCATTGTGCGGCAGTATATTCACCCTCGAAACTTTTAACCCATGAAACACCGTTCCATAAGTATTGTATTCCAGTGTATATATTCGTTTGCCACACCATAGTGTCTGATTCTTGAGCTGAATCAAAAATTATATTCCAGCGTATTCCAGTCCACTCTATAATATCATTTGCGTGGGCAATTAAGTCGGTACCGTCTTGATTTTTCCAACTGACTGCTCCTACATTAGTTTCGTGCCCAGTAAGGTAGTGCGTTACTGGATCTCTTGTTAATACATTACCGATATCATTTACATGACTACCAATATCTTCAATAATTAAAAATCTATCTCCCGGCACTACATTTTGCATACCATGACCTGGATATACGTTATGGGGGTTAATAATAGCATCAAATGTTCCTGGGCTCCGAGCACGATAACTTCCAGTACCGTTGTAGTTAATGTCAGTATCTAATAGTCCATTACTGTCGATACCGGTATTAGATACTAGAGTATCCGGATTCCAATTAACTTGTAATTTTGTAGGGTCTGTCGGATTTATAGCAATAGTACCGACTACATATGAACCGTTAGGTTGTAACAAGTACACCATACTTGATCCTGCTGTATAGGAACCAGGGTATTGATCAAATAGTTGTTGCCAGTTTTGTGGAGATCCTGTTGGTTCCGGTATACCTTGCCAATCTTCAATGGGATCAAATCCGTCGGTGGCGTTTAATAATAATGCTTGGCCATTATATACTTGTATTTTGTATCCGGTGATTGTTACTGAATCTGTGGATAATAATTCGCTGAAAGAGGGGTTAGATCCATTAGTTTGTAACGCAGGGTCTATACCTAATCCTTGTTCGTATCCTGGAGGATAAGAAGACGTATTATTATATATGTTGTTGATAATCTTAGTAATAACACCAAGATGTTTAACTTTAACTGGCGGACTGATCCATATTGGAGAAGTAAATGTTAGGGTACCTATTTCAATCGGAGTGTCTGTACCAACTGGAACTTGTCTACTAGACCAATTAATAGCATCGAGATTCAACACACTTAAACTAGTCCAATCAATGTAGTTGTCTGTGGTTTGTAATTCTAAACTAGGATTGAATAACACTAGAATCTGCTCCATGATCTGTAGTTTTTGATCAGTGCTACTAGACCAAATATCACATTTCATAGTTAGCTTAAAAGGAGTTGGCATTAGTCGTTCGACCGTATAATTGCGCCCTTGTCCAGGGGTATATGCTCCGTTGGCATCTATACCGCGTTCACGAAAGTTTAATTTACCCACATAAGTCTGATCTGACAATCGGTCTCGATCCAGATCTAATCCTGACACATAAACTGATATACGAGGAACACTATTAACTACGTTTTCACTATTTTGCCTAATGATGCTAGCCACGGCGCGATCAGCATCACCGTACATTACAGGCACTTGATGCAGGGTGCCGTCACCATACTTAACAACAAAGTTACTTAATACACGAATTGTCTGTGTAATATATCGTCTTATCTGACCGTCATAAAAATGCTGCATTATAGATCCGCTTTAGGTTTAAGGGCTTTTGACAAGCTCTGTTTTTGTGTTTCTCTTAAATTATATAGTGTTATAGTCCAGGTATCCTTATACGGAATGGATTGCTGTGTGCCGGTACCGTCTGGAACTTTTGGAAGATTAATTTTTAATAGATAATCACCGCGAGTATTCGTATAGTATCCAAACATAGAGGGGTGGTCAGCAACGGCAAATTCTAATTGTGTTACACCTAGCTTAATAACAACATACAATGCTGGGGATCCAACGGACCAAGCAATTCTAGTATTGATCACAGTCGCACCAGCGTCTAAGTGAATAATATCTGTAGCCACTTGATCATTATATGTGTAATCATTGTTATTAATGAATCCAGTTTTTTGTGTAGCTCTAGTATCATTATTTGTCATATTCATACGTACAGAATCTTCTACCTTGACCCAAGAATTAGTGTCATATCTAAATAATCTGCTTGGGAAAAAATCTGTGCGTAAAAAGAAATCATCTTTTCCTGGATTCTCTGGAAACTGGATACCAAATCCAAATTCGTAACCATTCTGTGGGAATCCGTCGCCTATCAAATAACCACTGTATCCTGTACGTACAGGTCGAGCATTATTGTCGTTAGCCTTATAGGTCATCTGGCTAGCGTCTAGTTTAGTTTCATCTGCTGTTTCTAAAACTGGTCTTCCAGTGTTAGGATCTACAGCTAGTGTATAAAACTGACGAGTTTCATATCCGCTCTTAGGGGCATCGGCTTCGGCTTGTGCTACAATTTGAGCATTAATCGCGAGTTCTTTATTGTAGGTACTGAGTAAATCTTTAAGCGTAGTTCCTGCGACTGGATCACCGTTAGCGTCTTTGGCAGGCATATTGAAGATATCGGCGTACTGTTGACTGTCTGTAATCTTCTTTAGTTTTAATCTGTACAAGTGTGGGAACCAAGTTACTGAAAATCCTTCACTGGCACGGCCTACATCTTCAATGACATAATAGCGCGGCAAGCTCATGTCAAAATCGTTAAGAGCAAAATCATCACGCAAGTGTGGAAGCTCTATGACATCACCACTAATGGGTTTACGACCGATATACTTGATAAAATCATTAATATGTACGGTCATGTATAGGGTATCGTTGTCTATAAACAGGCCAAATTGGCTTAGATTAAAGTCGATATTTTGTACATTGTACAGTCCGCGAATTCTGTAGATTTCTTGATCATACTTGCGATCACGATTTTCTAAAAATAGTAGATCTTGTATGTTAGTAACAGCAGTACTAGCATAATGCGGCTGATCAGCAGTGGCATTAGCAGTATCAGTATTAGCACCTAAATACTTGTGCAAATATACATCTGTGCCCCCAGCTTGAAACATCTCGCTAGCTTGGCGATCAATGAACTTATAGTCATTGCCTTTTTCCGGTTTATATAGACTTAATCTTGGCATAGTAACATATTTATCGATAGCTAAATATAGTAAGAGGACAAAATAATGGACGATTTAGCACCATCAACACAAAGCAACGCTACAGCAGAACGCAATAAAGTATTTGACTATGTGCGTACAATGCTAGGCGATGGCATGATAGAAGTAGAGCTCGATCCTGCTCATTACGAAATTGCCTTAGATCGTGCTCTGACAAAATATCGTCAGCGTAGCCCTAACGCTGTAGAAGAAAGCTACTTATTTTTAGAATTAATCCAGGATCAAAATGAATATCGATTACCTGATGAAGTTATCACAGTCCGTCAAGTTTTTCGTAGAGCTATTGGCTCAAGAACTGGTATTGGTGCGGGTGGTACTTTATTTGAACCGTTTAACTTAGCCTATACAAACACCTATATGATGTCAGGTAGTATGATGGGTGGTCTAGCAACATATGACGCATTTGCCGGATATCAAAAGCTAGTTGGCCGCATGTTTGGTAGCTACATTGAATTTTTGTGGAAGCCTACTAGTCATTTACTAGACATTCTCCAACGTCCGTTTGCCCAAGGAGAACAGATCCTTGTACAAAGTTATAACTATCGTCCAGATTGGGTGTTACTACAAGACACGTATGCCAAGCAATGGCTTAAAGACTA